ATATATATATGTGCTTTTCAGCAAAAGCCAGTTTTATTACACTTACATTGGGATTAGTTACATCTTTTATTTGTATACTATTGGGCTCTGTCACTGACAAAATTGTAGGATATTTTTTTGCATTTGTATCTTTAATGCAGGTAATTGAATACTTATTATGGAAACATCAAATATGTGATAATTACAACAGATTTTTATCTATTATGGGAATGATTTTAAATCATTTACAGCCAGTTATTCTAGCCATCGTTATGTTAATTTTCTACAAAAACAATCCAAATAAAAAATGGATTTTTGTTGTAGTTTTTATTTATTTATGTGTTATTATTCCATACTCTCAACAATTTATAAATAACAAAAAACTACAATGTACTATTAAAGATGTAAAGTCAAAACATTTAACATGGATTTGGAATGATATGAAGAATTACACAATTTCTTATTTTGTGTTTGTTTTAACGGCGTGTGTTTTATTTTTATTGGGATTGCCAAATATTAAAATGGCAATATTATCTATTATAGTTACAATATTTACTTTGACCACAACAACTTTTTACTATAAAGGTCATGTAGGAGCGTTATGGTGTTATTACGTTGTATTCATACCTACTATATATATAATATGTCGTGTATTATTTAATTTTGATCCTGATAAACATCCTTTTAAATTTATTCATGATATTATTAAAACAATATAAAAAATTTGTTATATATTTTATTAATGTCTGACACAAAGGTCATCAAAAAAGAAACTATACAGAGGCTATTAAAAGACGTAAAACAGATTCTTAAACATCCTCTGACAGATAATGGTATTTATTATTCACACGATGAAACTGATATGTTTAAAGGTTATGCAATGATTATTGGACCCGAAAATACGCCATATTTTGGCGGATTTTATTTTTTTAAATTTAATTATCCACAAGATTATCCATATTCTCCACCTAAGGTAACTTATATGACGAATGATGGTGTAACACGATTTAATCCTAATTTGTACAAATGTGGAAAAGTTTGCGTTTCTATTTTAAATACGTGGTCTGGAGATAAATGGTCTTCTTGTCAAACAATTAATAGTGTTTTATTAACATTGTGTTCATTATTAAATGATTCACCTTTAGAAAATGAACCTGGTTATTCAAAAACATCCAAAGATTGTATTCCATATAACAAGAGTATTGAATTTAAAAATATTGATTTTTCTATTTGTGAGATAATAAACATATCTAAAAAAAAAATACCTGAACCATTTGAAATATTTTATTCATTTATGAAGGATAGTTTTATAAAAAATTATGAAAAAATATTACATTATGTTAAGAATAAAAAAGATGAAAATAGTACGGAGATAGTTTCAATTTATTCAATGACAACAATTATTAATTATGATATTTTAGAAAAAAAATTAATTGAGACACGAAAAGTTATTCAATAATAAAATTATATTAATTGCGTTAAAATAATCTAATAGTAATTAATTATTTTATTAGATTATATTATATATGGAAGATGATAGATTTAGATACGAAGTATCATTGAAAAAAGATCCTCTACGTTATGAAAAAATTAAAAGAGAACGGGAAAGAGAACTGGAAACAAAACGGGAAACAAAACTCCCTCCTATTTCAAATAACTCCATTGGCGACAAATCATCATGGAAAGAAAGATTGAATAAACAAATGAAAGAAACACAAGATGTTATGAACAGATTCAAACAACAAAGTGTAGTAGTTGAGGATTTAGAAAGTGGAACAAAAAGTTTTGTACCTTCTAAATTAGTAGGTACAGTATATCCTAAATTAGTAGGTAAACTGCCTCCACTAACATCTTCAAACATACAGTCTTCTTCCAAAGAAGAACAACCGCTTTTTACGAGATTACCTCCAATTAACAAAGGTCCAATTAACAAAGGTGGTAAAAAGAGAACAAAAAAGCAAAAACGATCAAGAAGAACTCGTAAACATAGAAAAAATAGAAGTGGTCGTCATACTCGTAGTCGTAAACACTAATATTTTCAAACTTATACAAATTAAATAAAATTGAAATATAAATATAAATATAATTATATTTATATTATATAAAGATGCACTTCTGTACTCAATGCCAAAATATGTATTATATTAGTATTGATCCTAACGATACTAATGCGTTAATTTATTATTGCCGAAATTGCGGAAACACAGATTCAACATTATCTGTAGAAAATGTAACAGTTTCAAAGGTACAATTAAAAAAATCAGCGCAAGAATTTAGTCATATCATAAATAAATATACAAAATTAGATCCAACTCTTCCTCGTATTAACAACATTTTATGCCCTAATTCAGATTGTGCTACTAATCATGCTGAAAAACCAGAGCCTCGCGAAATTATATATATTAGATATGATGACCAGAATATGAAATATGTATATATTTGTGCAACATGTAACACTGTTTGGAAGACAGAAGAACAGAAATAAAGATAAATATAAATATAAAATAATTCAATTTATACAACACTATTAACCTGTAATTTAAATTTTTTTCTACCTTATTATTTTAAATAAAATTGAAATAATAAATATAAAACAATCTTTACTTATAATATTATAAGATGAGTTACTTTGGAGGTGACGACGATTACGAAGAAAAAAGTGTTAATAGTGGAGGTGATTCTTCATCAGATGATGAATCATCTGTTATTTCTGGAGGAGATATGGAATTAGAGGTAGAACCAGAGGTAGGTGGTACTTTAGATGATGAGGAGGATGAAGAGGAGGATGATGAAGAGGAGGAGGATGATGAAGAGGAGGATGAGGAGGGAGATGATAAAATGTTTGGTGGTGCTGGTGACTTAGATGAAAGTGAATTGGAAGAGGGTGAAATAGATGAAGAGGCTGAGAAAAAGGCAAAAAGAACAAAAAAAATACCGGCAAAAACAGTATATAAAAAACCTGAAACAGAAGATGAAGAAAGTGACGATGATGATGATGATGATGGAGAAGTTTATTTACAAAAATTTGATAAAGATATTAATGAAAATTATATAGCAAATTTTCATCCTGAATGTACAACTCAGAATTATGACGAAATATTAGCATTATCAAGAGTTGTTAGGGATAAAGATGGTATTGTTGTAGATGATCTGCATAAAACCATACCATATCTTACAAAATATGAACGAGCACGTATTTTGGGAGCACGTTCTAAACAAATAAATTCAGGGGCTTCTGTTTTTATAAAAGTACCTGAAAATGTAATAGACGGTTACTTAATAGCGGAATTGGAATTACAACAAAAAAAAATACCATTCATTATTCGTAGACCATTACCAAACGGAGGTAGCGAATACTGGCCTTTAAAAGATTTAGAAGATCTAGTATTTTAATTTGTATATTGTTTTATATATTCATTTGTTTTACTAATACAGTAGTTAAACATTTCAATTTCTTTTTCCATCTCATGTAGTTGTTTAGATGTTTCAAAACTGATTTGCATCGTATCGTGTAATTTCTTAGTTATATGTATTGTATTTAATGTTATAAAATTTTTGGCAGAATTTGAATACTTACTAATATTAATATTTTCTAATCTTAATTTTCTGTTTAAATATGTAATTCTTTCATTATTTTTTTTGTGAAATTCTGTTTTCAAATTATATTCATATACTTTTTCAGTTTTATGTTTTTTTAAATTATTTAATTGGTCATGTAGTTTCTGAAGGTACTCTTCTTTATAATCTTCATATGTCTTGGTGTTACTTTGGTTAGAATTGTTAAAAATTCCCCAATATTCATTGTTATAACTATCTTGAACTAACAACTTACCTATATTTAAAAAAACCAGTGGATCTATTTCTGTCATAGTATAATCTGGCATTATTATATTTATATTAATAAAATAAATATAATTTATCTTTGTATTACGTAACTAAAAGATATTAAAAATTAAGCATATTTAATATAATGTTGACCGTTAAAAATACATTCATAACAACGGGTTTATCGTTAATTTTTTGTTCTTATTCTATATATAATTTGTATTTCTATTTTCAAAATATAGAAGATACATTTGAAAATATACAAAGTACATATGATAACAAAATATATTTATTACAAAAAGATCTTAACAAAATAAAAAGTAATTATGATAATGTTGAGTTTGAACTTTCAAAAATGAAAAAAAAAATAATGCTATTAACTGATAGAGTGATTAAACTTGAAAAGATAAATAAGGAACTAAATGAAGAAATAAATAAAGATATTATTAACGAAAAAGTAAATGAATTAAATGAATTAAATGAAGTAAATACATTATCAGAATCTGATGAAAATTTACAAACCCAACTGAATTTAGTTTCTGATGTCAATTTAGATTATGATTGTATAGAAGATATTTTTGAAAAACAACAAATTTCCGAATTTAGGTCATTAAATAAAACAAGAAGTAATAGTTTTTCTTGCAGTACGAATATAACTGACAATTCAAAAAAAAATAGAACAAGAAGTGTGTCAGTAACAGATACACATTGGTTATTGGTAGCGAAAAAATTTATAATGGGATGAATCGTTCTAATCCTAATATATATTTTTCTGTATATAATAATGAAAGTAGCCCTATGTTTTATAATTAGTTATGAACATATTTTACATAAAGAGCAGTTATGGATAGATTGGATAAAACCGAATAAGGATATAATAAATGTATATTTTCATTACAAAGATATAAATATGATTCAATCCCCATGGATTCGTCTTCATACAATTCCTCCAAAAAGTACTCATCCAACATCTTATTATAATGTAGTTCCTGCATATATGGCTTTGTTATCATATTCTTTTAGCCATGATAAAGATAATTTGTGGTTTTGTATGGTGACAGATACATGTGTGCCAATAATAAGTCCATCAAAATTTAGAAAACTTTTTTTAGAACATTATCAGGCGAGTATTTTTAGATGGAGACCTGCATGGTGGAACATAACGATTCATAGAAGAGCAAATTTGAGATTATTAACAAAAGAATATTGGTTAGCAAATGATCCATGGTTTATTTTGTGTAGAAACCATGTTCAAAAAAGTATTTTATTTTTGGCTGCAAAGAATGGTATATATAGAACTGTAAATGACGGTGGATTGGCAAATGAAAGTATATTTGCAATTATATTACAAACATTCAAACAACTAACAAATCCAATGACGTTAATAAATGATATTAGTACAGTTTCAGATTGGTCTCGCATGTCAAATCCAACAAGTCCTTATTTATTCAAAGAGGGTACCGATGAAAATATTAATATTATAGAAAACCTACTTAAAGAAAATAAATATGCTATTTTTTTACGTAAAGTTAATCGGGAATTTCCTGATTCCATTTTAAAAGATATTTGGGATAAAGATTTTGGACATACATATGATATATCTCATAATCAAGCAAAAAAAAAGAATAACAATAATAGAAATTATACATATTATTTTTTATTTACTTTTTTGATTGGGTTATTCTTTGTAGCAATTATGCAAACAAAACATTTTATGGATAAGAAATAACTCTGATAATAAATGTAAATTCATACCTATAACAAAAAATAAATAACCTTTTGATAATACATTACTTAATATTGTACCCAGTATTAAAACAGCAATAGCATCTATTATAGAATATAAAAATAGGTTTTTAGTACTTGATACATATTTTTCATTTGTTTTTCTTACTTTTAAACAAGCATAACCATTATTACAAAACCAAGTATGAACTCCAAAAATACCCGCTAAAAAGAACTTTAAAAATCCCACAACTAACAAAAGTATATAAAAGTTTTTTATAAAAGGAGAAAAAATTAAATATAAACAAAGGGTGTAAAAACCTATAATTATTGCTTCAAAAATAAAATGCATTATATTTAATAATAATAAAATATAATTAACATTTCCATCTGTTACCGCAATCAATACAAGTTACAAAGATGGTCATAGGTTCATCTGCTGAACGCGTTTGTAATTGATAATAAGAACACTTCTTTGATTTACATTTCCTACAAGTGAATGTATCTGTTGCTGCTTCTAAATGTTGTTCAAATTTATTTTTATCTCTTATCATTTTCGCTTTTATAAGGGCTTCCCATTTTTCTGGACACATCTCTTGGTGAGTCATAAAAGCAATTGTATGGGATTTTACTGTCTCTGTTATGACTAATTGAACCAATTTTTCATTTTTTAAATTATTGTAAATACTTCTTAAATGATCAACATACAATTGTACAAAATATGGATTGTCCCATTTTTTCACAACCTTTCTATTAGTTGCCTCTTTTAATGACCAATTATGAATACCTTTTTCCAAATTTGTCGCATATTTATCTGCCTTTTCTGATTCTTTAAAATATTCACTCAGTTTTTTACAAACATTGGATCTAAAAATATCAGGATTTTCAATCTTACGTTGTGGCATTTTATTATTAATTATATAATTATGATTTATTTTTAAATCATAATCAATTTTTTATTATATTTAATTATTTATCATCATCACTGTAATCATATGCTTCTTCCGACAATTCTGAACCAATTTCCTCTAATATAATAGGTTCTTCTTGCTCTTCACTTTCTTCTGTTTCATCCTCTTCTGTATCCTCTTCTGTTTCGCTTTCTGCTGTTCCTTCAGTGTCACTACTATCTACTACAAATCCATCTTTTAAATAACCCCCTTTTTTTGTTTTCATAGATTTAGGGACATTTTCTAATTCATCTTCTTCTTCTTCGTCTTCTAAATTTGTCACTGCAAGATCTTCAAAACCTCCAAATAATTTTTCATATATTCTATTCCATAATTCAATTGAAAGATTAATTAAACTCCTATTATTTGAATCATCACGTATCAAACCAACTAAAGCACAACAACCAAAATATAAGTTTTTATCAACTGGTGGAGGAAAATCATATTTATTTTCCATATTGGCTTTCCCATCTAATTTACCGTACATAGCAATTACGTACCTTTGACCATCTAATTTAACGGACCATTCATTTTGTAAAATAAATCCATCTGATTTTTTAAAACCGCATTTTTTGTATAATTCATCTTCCTTATATTCTTTTACATTTAAAGATTTGAGTAATCCCGTCTTTTCAACAATTATAATTTGTGGCATTTGTGTATAGTTTATATATAATAGGTTTAAATAGTTTGTAATAAATAATTTTATAATGAAAATATTTATCCCTAATATTCTACCCTGTTATCTCAAAGATAAACTAACAACTTTAGAAAACAAAATTAGCATACCAAATCAAAAAAAATTTTATGAATTAGTTTCAGAAGAATTTGGTTTACTATTATTAGATGAAACAAACATAAAAAGAATAGAACCTAGTTTTAATACTAATATTGAATTAGTTAAAGGATATTTTGGAAGAGATTTGTTAGTTGATCTTACAAAATATACCGAAGTTTCTATGGTTTCTCAACTACCTACTAATTATGTTTGTACTAAAATAACACAATTAGAATACAAATTTGATAAAAAATCAGAATTAAAATTAGTTGTTAAATGTATTGAAGAAAACATAGATTTAGGTAAAAGTTTTATACCCATAGACTTCTATTTTCTTTATGATGAAGCCAAAATAATAAATTTACAAGATTTACTTAATAATATTTTTTTCCAAGAGGAAATAAATAGGTTTTTATCTGCCCTAAACTAATATTTTAATATATTATGTTAGTTTGGACAATTCAAATTTCAATAATTTCTATAATATTTATTTTTTTGGTACATCATCTAATATCATTTTTTAAATCTACATTAACTGTTCCTAAAATTAAAGATTTAGTCAATTCACCCAATCAAAAGTATCAAAATATATTTGATACTATATCTAATAATAAAGAAATATCCTATACTTCTATTGATTTGTTACCTTCACCAGAATTAGAGAGTAAAAATATGAAAGATGAATTGAAATCTTTTCTCAAAAAACAATTAAATAGTGATAGTGATAATACAAATAATTCTAATAACACTGTTATGGCTATGGATTCATTTAATAATTTTACTAATTTTTAATAAAATATATCAATGAAATAAGTTTAAAGATTATACTACAAATAATCTATATATCAATGCAGTTATCTGAGTCAGACATAAATGCAATTTTATCCGATTTTCCTAAATTTGAACTTTCTTATGAAACAATGACACATAATAAAGTTTGTGATGCAGATGTTATTCTGGCTATTCCAGAAGGTCAAAATTATTTTGCTTGGTTTACTAGTTATAAAAATAATAATGTTTGTTTCATTTTGGAGATAACAGAAAATAAACAAATATCAAATATAGAAATAGTACAAACCAGTTTTGTAGACAAATTAGCATTTGGTACTATTTTTTATGGTTCCATTTTTTACTATAATAAAATGAGAGCATTTTGTGTAGAAGATATTTATTATTATAGAGGACGAAATATTTACCGTAATACTTATCTTGAAAAATTAAATTTGTTAGGACAAATTTTGAATAATGATGTATCATCATATGCGTTAAATAAAAATTTTATGATATTTGGTTTGCCATTAATAAAAAATGACTTTAGTCTTCTATTAAAAGAAATAGAATTGTTACCATATAAAATAAAATTTATTAAATTTCGCTACTTGAATAAAGACTCATCTAGTAATATTTTTTGTATGAAATATTTTAAACCGTCAATTACAAATAAATGTGCACAAGGTCAACTTAATAAAGCAGTCTTTAAAATAACACCTGCTTTACAAGAAGACATTTATAATCTTTTTATATATAATAAAGGTACTGAAGATTTTTATGATGTTGCGTTTATTCCTGATTTTAAAACGAGTGTAATGATGAATAAGTTATTTAGAAATATAAAAGAAAATTATAATTTAGATGCATTAGAAGAAAGTGATGACGAAGATGAATTTGAATGCGAACGTGAAGATAAATTTGTCTTTATGGATCGTTCATTTAAAATGAATTGTGAGTACAATTATAAATTTAAAAAATGGTTTCCTGTTAGTTTAGCAGAGAAAAATGAAAAAATTATTACATATAATTTGCTAAAAAATAGCGTCAATATAAAATCTTAATATTATATATAAATGTCATTTTATGAGTTTAAAAATGTATCTACACCATTAAATAATATAAATGGTGGAAATGTAAATATAGACAATTCTCATACTGCAGGTATACCTTTTAGTAGTAATGTTAATCCAAACACTGTAAATCCAAACGCAATGCCTTTACCCGGAAATAATGTAATGTCTGCTGCTGCAAAATTTCCTTGTATGAAAGGAGGCCGCAAAATAAATAAAAAAAAAATAAATAAAATATCAAGAAAATATAAGATGAAGGGAAGTCGTAGAAAAATTACAAAACATGTTAGACGTTTGAAAAGTCGCGTTAAATCTAGATTTTTAAGACACCGTCGTACATCTAGAAGAGGAGGATGCTGGGGTAAAAAAAAGGGTGGTACTACTAGATCTTTACGACAAAGAGGAGGGGTTGGACCAATGCCCAACTATCCACCTGGATATACTCAGTATCAGAACAATCAACCATTTGATAAGGTTTTTTCAACAGGTGGTCCATTAAGTCCAAGTCTAAGTGCTTTAGCAACACCCACACCTATAGATAAAGTTTATAATGATGCTGTAGATAATTTAAATCATAACGCGTTAAATTCATATGGAAAAGGTGATGCAGGAATGGGATTTCCAAGTAGGGGATGGTTTTAAACTAAGAGTACTAACAACTCAATAGATAAAATAAACATATTTATTTTTCGGTAAATCTAACCTTAAGAGATTAATATATTATGTTATATTAATGATATCATTATATAATATAATATTTACTATATTATTAGGTTTAATTACCGGATTGTTTACTGGTTTCACGGGATTAAGTGCTATGGGAATTGTATTAATGGCATTAGCCGTTACTCGTATTATTGAAGATTATAAAACAATTATAGGAACCGTATTATACATTTTAATGTTTCCAACTACTGTAGCAGGCGTATGGGAATATTATAAAAAAGGTAAAATTAACTTCGTAATAGGAAACCTACTGTTAGTTACTTTATTAATAGGTTCATATATAGGTGCAAAAATAACATTAACAGAAAAATTTAAAATTAGTGAAAAGACTATAAAATACACTACATCGTTTATTGCATTATCAATGGGTATTTATTTTTTTATTAGTGCTTATAATACTATATAAAATTATCTAAATATTTAATAATACCTTTATTTTCTATTTTTTAAATTTCAATAAACAAACACCGACTGGTTTTTTGGTATCTTCTTCCTCTTCTTCTATCTCCTCTTCAGAATCCTCTGCAACACTTTTTTCGGATGAACTCCTACTACTAGGAACTTTCAGGAATGTATCTTTATTATCACCATTAGATTGCGATTGTGACTGATTATGCTTTATATTTTTAGGTTCATAAATAGTCCTCCATTTGGTAACGTCTGGAGTGTATACAGTACTGTTAGTTTGAATTATTTTGTAATTTTGTTTTTTATAAAATACTTTTCTTTTAGCCCATTGTTTTTGAAAATTATCATGTGAATCTATAATATCTACTACAACAGGAGCAAAATCATGTTTAGAACGCAATATTCTTCCCACTGCTTGTTCAATATTCGTCATAGGGGTTATCATAAATAAAGTTGACAGTGTTTTTATATCTAATCCTTCTGCGGCCATAGTATATGTTGCAAGTACAACCTGTTTTGTTTCGGAATCTTTTAATGCTGATTCTTTCATTCCTCCTACATAATATCCTACTGTCGCTATATTTCGGTGTTTAATAGCGTCATGCATATATTTTAATATATTT